TAGGGGAGATTGCAAAGGTTAAGATTTTAGTTTTAAATCCTTTGGTTAATGTTCAGGACGCCGGAGCTGATTCATGTAGTGTTTTTATTACAGCCCAATTTTTGGAACCTGAATTGTTTTTGCCTCATGCTTATGCTCCAGCAGCTGCTGCTTTTGAGACACAAAGTAAAGAAGGAAAAGAAAAATCTGAAAAGGGAGTGATTTCTAATGCTTTAATTAAGACTACTCAACTTGCTTCTACTTTGAGATCTGTACCTTTTATGAGACAGTATGTTGATACTTATTCGGATATTGCTAAGGGCGTTGCTACTGTTGCTCGAACTTTGGGTCTCAGTAAGCCTACTTCTGTCCAAACAGGAAATAAGAACGCATTGGTAGTTTCCGCTGGTTTTAATTTTGGTAAAGGCCTTGATAATTCTGACAAATTGTGTATGGATCCAGAGAATGCTATAACCGTTGTGCCTAATGTTGGTGGTTTCAATATTGATGAAATGGATTTGAAGTATGTATTGGGTACTCCAATGCTTGTTGGTAATCCTTTAGTTATTAATGCTTCAGATTTGAATACCCTATATGCTTTGTATAATGATGAACCCGATCCTTATAGTGCTACTTATTTTGATTGGGTTCGCAGAAATTTTGCATATGGTTGGGGTTCTATTAAAGTTAAGGTTTATATTGAAGCTTCTATTTTTCACTCCATTCGAGCTGTGGTATATTTAGACCCTGATAATGGTGTTGGTGGAAGTGTTTGGGAGAATTGTTATCATACGGTTATAGATATTCAAGGTTCTTGTGAATTTGAATGGACTATTCCGTATGTTGATCAAAATATTGTTAGGAGATATGATGATGGTCAAACAACTGGTTTGCTTATTAAGTTTTTGACTTGGTCACAACCTGATATGGCTTTAACCACTCCTATTTATATCAACACTTATGTTGCTGCTGCATCGGATTTTGAGGTTGGTGGATATTATGATAATTATATTATTCCGGATTTTATTCCACAGTCCAATCCTAGAGCTGATTTTTCTCGCAGTTTTCAACCTTTCCATCCTACTATGAAGGCTTATGACACTTCAAATTTGGTTATCGGTGAAAAATATAGGACTGTACGGGAAGTTATTCATCGTTATCAGCCTTATTATAATCCTGGTGTTGCTGCTCCTGCTTCTGGTACTATGTATGCTTATGATTCTTCTGGTGGATTGCCTCAACCAAATCAGAAATTTCTTGGTTTGGAGAAGTGGGGGCAAATTTATCGCTTTTGGAGGGGTTCCATAAGAGTTAAGGTACATATTAGGGGTCATAATAATGATATGCCAAATTTGGGCGTAGTGTCATTAATTGACCAGAAAGGGTGGTATATGCTTGGTGGTACTTTTACCAATACTACCAATAAGTGTGCTGAAGTGGAGGTTCCATATTACAACGATATGTTGTTTTTGCAAACTACCAATACTAAGAATGATCTTATTGGAGCTTCTTTAAGACTTACTATACCACAAAAGTGGAATATTTTCTTGGGAAAGGCTGCTGGTGATGATTTTTCTTTTCATTTCCTTCGACCACCGCGCTATGCTGATTTTTATACTGCTTCTCGTAATGGAGGCGCACAAACTGGTACTGGTTGGCCAGGATATAGTGCTATGATTGAAGCATAAAAGGTTTGGTTTTTTTTTTCCTGTTTTTTCTAAATTTTAGAAAGAATTTAAAAAATTT